CGAGGAGCCATTTTCTGCCAAGTAGCAGAATTATATGGCCTTTATTGGACCCAACAACTGACGTTGGAAACCATCCAACATGGCGTCGACATTTTTGTTAACTTTTTGTCATGCGCCACAGACATGCCAGCCTTGCTAGGCTCCCTCAGCAATACAGCACCACATGAGGAAGCTGAAGCTCAGGCAGGAATAGAAGTTAACGAAGGAGGACTCCTGGCATCCGCCATGGACTTTCTCAAAAGCCTCGGTTTAACTGAGGACACCATCAAGTTGATGGGCACAATTGTGCCCATAGCACTTGCAGCAGCTGCGATGTACGCAGCAGTAGTAGGTGGTGTCAAATTGACACCAGCCACACTACTTGGATTCTCAATCCATGAGCTTGCTATTCAGGCAAGAGACATGTCCACATTGCGGACCACTCTCACAGACTTGTGGGCTTTTTTAATGTCCACATTGGGGTCAGTGCTCGGATTCACATACCGCAATAACAAACAGGCGGATTACCATGCCTTATTTACTAAGGCCAAGGAACTCCACGAACGACTAAACTCTTACAATCAAGACATGCCCGGTTTGCACATGAAATTGTGCGAAAACCCCAAGTTCTTTGTGGGACTTGAAGAAGATGTCAAAACTTGGGACAAGATTATCATGGATATGGGTCGCATGGACAGTTCCACTGCTGGCATGAGAGAATTGATTACAACTATTCGTAATCAAATCTCCAGCCTGAAAGTGGCCTGGAAAACACTCACTTCCTCTGTTTTTGGAAAACAGGAGGTGACAACACTCTGGGTCCAGGGCCCACCCGGTCTTGGCAAAACACGTCTCATCCAAGATGTCAAAGATGCCTTGGCACGTTTAGAGTCCAAGGCAACCTTTATGGCCTACCCGCGCAGTGTGGGAGATCAATACTGGTCGGGCTATGCTGGCCAAGATATGGTCAGCTATGACGAATTTGGAAGTTCCACAAATGATGCAGATTTTGTTGAAGTCATCAACTCATACGGTTCGGCAGCATACTCTTTAAATTGTGCTGCTATAGATGATAAGGGCATGCCCTTTTCTAGTCGTTACGTCACAATTTGTACGAACATGACAGCCAGGTATGTGACAAAATCACCTGGCGGCACCATCACGGAACCGGCGGCAATTAATCGCCGACGGGACGTATGCATTGTCGGAACGAA